GATTCCGGAGGAGATTATGGTCGAGATCAGAACTAACAAGTACGACATTTGTTTTCCTGTGACGGAATTCAATGGAGATTTTGTTTGCTTTTGGGGTTCAAACCCCTCTGGGCAGATTCTCACTGTCATTATCAATTGTCTGGTGAACAGCATTTACATGCGGTATGCCTGGCGAATGGGTGGCAATGAAGTGAAGAAGTTCAGACAATTCGTCCGTTTGTTGACTTACGGTGATGACAATATCATGGGGGTTGATCCCAAGTTCAAGGATTTGTTCAACCACTGTGTGATTCAAGACGAACTGGCAAAGATAGGAGTGATCTATACTATGGCAGATAAAACTGCTGAGAGTATCCCGTTCCTTCCGATTGACAAGGTCTCCTTCTTGAAGCGCTCTTGGGTGTTTAATGAAGATGTAGGATCGTTCGTCGCACAGTTGGAACATGATTCAATTGCTAAAAGTCTGTTGCGTCACCTTCCCTCAAAGACGGTGTGTGATCAGAAGCTCGCATGCGATTCGATGTACTGTGCTCTGCTTGAGTACTTTATGTATGGTCGTGATGAGTTTGAAAAGCGCAGGATGCAGTTCCAAGCGATTGTTGAGAGAAGAGAGCTTTCCGCATATGCTACTACGTTTCCGACGTACGATGAGCTTGTGGAGAAGTACCTGGCCAATGGGTCGGGAGTTGCACCTGACGGAAGGTGCCGCTTGTGCGATGCGTAAATCGCTCCCCTTTGGGCTTAACCTATAAAGTCCACCTTTGCGAAAACCAAAATGTAGGCGTAAGGACGCAGTTACCAAGAATGATAGTAAGGTCGAAGAAAATCATTCCCAGGGGTGTCCGCGAGGTTCACATGGAGCAATCCTCCGAAGTCTGTATTTACGGATGTGCCGTTGACCCACGAATGACCAACCCTGCTCTGAGAAATGGGTACACTCTCAGAAGATGCAGTTACATTACCTAGCAAAACAACACAAACAACAACACGCGAAAATTCTCCGGTGGTGGCCGCCACTGCCCCGGAGCGCTGCGTTCAAGAGTGGCGACTCGCTTCCCGTGGGGAATTCCAGTCTGAGGAGTGGATTCCGAACGGGGGTGAAAAGGTTGAGAAGGTTGTTGCAGAGAATATCGTTTTCCATGATACTGAAAATGTTGAAACGGTTGATACGAGTTCTCTCGCATCTGGAAATTATGATCAGGATGCTGATTCCGTTGCTGGCTTGGCTAGCTTCTTGAGTCGCCCCGTGCGGATTGCGACTTATACATGGGATCAAACTGGTGCATATTCACCTCTTCCAATCAATCCCTGGGCCTTGTACTTCAATACAGCCCAAATCAAGAACAACTTGGAGAACTATGGTAAGATAAAATCCAAGCTACATTTGAAGTTTTTGGTGAACGGTTCGCCGTTTCACTACGGTGC